CTAATTAATAAAAATGAATAAAAACTATGAACGTCACATTAGGGCATACAAATGACGAACATCAATGGGCACTTTACCAGACCGCGTGTGTGTCTAAACTAGTTCTGTTAACCAAAAGGCGTCGAACACTAGAGTAGCACCCGGAAAGGGGCAGATCCATTGATACATTTAGAGGGTTAGTCGTTAGAAAAAGAACAACGGGGGAGACCTACAAGACAACCGAATCCGAAATCATCGCTGGCAGATTCAAAAAAAGTGCAGCGGGTAGTTCTACGATCGTTGGAATAAGGAAAAAAAACAACAGCAGTAGACGGAGACAGCCCAGTTTGATGGGCACGGACAGAGGGATTAACGGTAGTACCGCCTTCCGTGACGACAGAATCCCCACATATAGTTGGATATATGTGGGAAAGGCCAGAACCGGGTATGGTAAACTCGGTAAGGCCTTCGTCGGCAGGGAAGAACAGGGTACAGGGGTGTTGTACGAAGTAGGGTTTGGTGGTAACTTTGTCATAACGTGAAGCAGGAGCATGCTGAGTCGGATTGTGATTGCGAATGATGTACGCTCTAACGCGGGGGCTAATGACGTCGGCTTTGAACCGGCGGCCACCACGATAAAACGCAAAAAAATAAGAAAAAAAATCTACTAGGGGCGTCATTCCTCGAAGTTCGGAGCCAATGGAGTGTTGTCCATAACGGTAAGTACGAAAAATCCAAGGTTCTATAAAGACAACTTTATCGAACGGAAGATCAAATTCTTCAGTCAAACAAAACATCTTAATGAGAGTTCGGATGGAAGGTGACGGTTCGCCATGAGTCAGTTTTGAAGCCATCGAGAAGTGCCTAATGGGAGCACCTGCATCTGCAATGGGATCAGTGCCAACTTGGGCGACTACAGTATTGGAATTTGGAAGGATGAAAGAAATGTTACGGGGGAGGGTGGGGTTACAGAACTCAAAGTCAGGGCCAGCATGGACCTCAACAAGAATACTGATGGTGGACGGAGAAGCGGTGGAACCGCGTAGGCGGTCCAGTGTGGTTACTCGCAAGACACCATTTAAATGGTTCCAAGCAAGGTCACCAGTCAAGGCACCGCAGCGTTTCCATGGACGGGTGGAACTGTAAGGAACGGTAAACTCAAGAGGTTTGTTCGAAGAAAGATCCCAAACCACATTGTGGGTCATCTCAAAAGATTGAAAGACGCCACCGATGTAATTCGGGGTCCAAGCAACTCGCAAACGCCCCTTGTGAAAAGCATTCTTTACAGCACGGAAGGTATAGACAAGAGAACCACGCCACATAGAGAAGCAGCGTGCTAGAGCAAACAAATGTGTAGGGTTACATTCTAAGAGTCCGGGGGTAGAGGTACTACGAACATCAGAGGCACAGTCAGTGGGGGAAACATAAAAAGTGGCGATCTGTTTGTTAAGCGTCGTATCGCTGGCAGAGTAGTCAAATGAACCGATATACTCGGGTCGGCTGATCATGTTTTTGATTAACATGTCATCTTCAGCAGACCCGAACATACCAGGAACATCTGACAACTCTGTGCCGACACTGGGTCCAAGCTGGACACCAGTGTCGACACCATCGACATTGACGAGGTTCAAAGCAGAACGCATCTTACAGATCTGTGGAAGCTGTTGAGTGGAGGGTTTACACAAACCAATGAGAGGAGCATATTTGCCGGCCTTTTCAGCTATGGTAGACGTCGCTTTCGCGACCTGGACCAAATCTGTCAAGGCCTCATCACCGATTTGAGCACTACAGGATGGAGGGGAATCTGAAGGTAGAGGCGGAAGAGACGCGGCAATAGAGTCATACGTTTCTGGGTCTAAGTCGTAGTCAGTAGCGGAGGGTGCGGAACGGGGTCCGTAGTCAGCGATGGGTGCGTTGGTGGGTTGGAGCAGCTCACCTTCTAACAACGTCGCGTATAGCTGCCAGCCGATGCCGGAGCCAGAGGTATCATTAAGCGAACCATACACAGTTAAATGCAGTCTGCCAAATGAACCTTGCGCAGTCGTTAGACCGTAGGCTGTGTGGGGGGAGACGACATCCATAATCATATCAGCCTGTGTAGCACTAGACACGTCCAATTTAACATTGGGGCATCCAGTACGACCAGTGCGTGATAGATTAACAGCGTCGTCTTTGTTGGTGAGGTATTGGGCCATCGGGTAATAATGAAGCATAAGAATGCCGCAGACTTCGGGTTGGGCGGTGGTGATGAGAGTAAATTGGATTTTACCTCTCATCCCAGAGAAGCCGTAAACCTTGTTGCGGAAATTCGTCTGATTCAGAAGTTCGTCAGGCCAATCGGAGCGATGGATGTTCTCTTGAGCAGCGGTAATAACTCCACTATCGATGAGATAAGGGCGTCCTAAGACGTCCTTGAGAGTAGATCGAGAGCTAGAGTTAGTACACGCATCAAGAGCATGGGTGAGGTATGGATCGATTAGGGGTTGTTCGGAAATAACCCCTCCGGCGGCGAGAAAATGAGTAGTGTCGGATGAGAGTGAAGTGGTCATATCTACGGGAGCGGTAAACGGAGTCTGAGAAGTCGAAGAAGTCGGTTCGGAAGATTGTTTTGAGTCGGCAAGTGAGGAGTTTAATAAACATAGAACACTTAATCTACATTTACGAGTCTGTTGTCCTGGATTTTGGTTGGGCTGCAACCGTCCTATCCTGAACAGTAATTCTAAAAAGAAAAGGACTTTACTAATAACGGACACATGATCACTTTAGACAGACAAGTTTGGCGTGAACGGGTAATTAAACTTAGGACATCATTATTAGCATTGAAGAGGGACGAGAACATATTTTATGGAATACCAGCAGACTGCTGGGTCAACCGTGGGAAAGCAAGTTAGTACAGAAGTACCGGGTTGTTCAAGTAGTGAGCGTAGGATGCGACGGGAGGAGAGCGGCGTGTTCGAGTCATGTAAGCTTTAACGATCTGTTCCGTGGAGGAAGTAAAAGTCGAGCGTCCATGTTGGGCGAGTTCAGTAAAGACGGATTGGACTTGTTGGAATTCGAGGTCGAGAGGGTCGGTCGTGCGGTTTTTTGATCGGTAGTTTAGGATTCCCATAACAACTTTGTGAGGCAAAGGTGCAAGGAATCTGTTGAGAGTTTGATCAAATAGGAAAGAGCGTTTGATGAAAGTGATTTCGTATATGGAGCGAGTAGGTAATGTCGTACCACTTTTTGTTTCGTCAGTATATGTCATACCAAGGGCGGCTAAGCCTTCAGTAATCGTATTCTGATTGAACCAATCGGTGATACCGGATGAGATGTTAATGACATTATCGTCTCCATAGGAAATCATGGTAACGTACTTTCCAAAGTCGAGAATCGAGAGTGGTTTCGGAGCAAGGTGGAGGAAGGTGGCGCGAATTATCAGTGAATTGTACATACAGTTGAGAATAGATGTTATGGGACATCCAGAGGGCTGTGAGTGGGTCCACTGGTAAAGAAAGCCACGAACAAGGTGTTGGGAGTGGACGATGGAGTGGAAAAGGACACGGCGGACGAGTTGATGTTCATCGTTGTACCAGTCATTGATTATGTCTAGGGCGGCCCAAAGAACGTAGGACTGTAAAGTCCCATCGAAATTTGAGTAATCCCCAGCCACAACCTCGTGGCCACGAGACTGCAGATGAGAATGGAGGTGGGTCCATTCTTGAGAGTAGGGGTTAATTCCTACTGCAGCCTCGTTGTGTATCCTATTTTCCATCATCCAGGCGGTGAATGACAAAAAATACATGCGGAAGGCGATCGTAAAATCCATTGGGCCAATAGAGAAGGCGCGCGTTTTCCCAGCAGTAACTCGGTCATGAGGACGTAATTCATCTTTCAATGTATCAGTCCACACGACTGTAGAGATAATGCCGGAACGTGCTTTTTCTATCAGATCATGGACTTTAGCTTGGAGGACGAGAGAGCGAGGAGAAGTCAGATCGTAGTCAGTGGCACCGAGGAAGGCAGTTTTGCCTTTCCCTCGGCCAGGATCGAGAGTGTACGGGTATCCAGGGGACGTTGTGCGATTGAGAGGCGCTATGAGCGGATCTTCGGGATCACCAGTTACGGCGGTAGCGAAGTCATAGACGACAGGGGTACGGGTAATCGGAGCGTTATTGAGAACATACGCGAAATCGGATTTGGCTTGGTCAATGAGATCAGTGTCAATGGCGGGCGGAACAGCGGCAGCTTTTTCCAATGCTTTAAGCAGAGGATCAACTACAGCACCGTCCGCATCAACAAAGGGACCAAGGCGTGCAGGGGCGTTTTCGACAGGGCCAAAAGCGCCATACACGGATGATTTCTGTATGGTGGAGATGCGGTTTTCAGAGACAGGTTTGAGAGAGCGGATGGGCACGAATTTCCCAGCCAGCGGGAAGTCGGGGACTTCGTCGTGGACGGGTTCTTCGTGGTAGAGCTGAGCGGTCGTGAAGTGAGAGATCATAGACAGGAGGAGTTCTTGGTCAATGACAGTGGCGTAATTTGTGGAAGTGGTTTTATCACTACTACCAGCGATGTGTATTCCTACACATCGGGCAGTCAGGAGCTTGCTAGCGAGAACAAGCACCTTTCCACAATCACCACTGCGGGTCGGGAGATTGTAAGAGAAGGAGCGGACGAGCGTGGTTGGGATAGAAGTTCCGGTGCAGCCTGGTATTGTGTACGTGAGAGAATTAAGATTCGCGTGCACATCACCAGTGGAGATTTCGAAGGCAGCAGCATGATCACCACTTTGGGTAGTTCCAACGAGGGAACCAGTGGTTTTCGTGACTTTGAGAATGTCGGCGGAGAGAGCGAAGTGTTTAACTATGTCAGCATGTATGGGAACATGCTTTCCAAGGTTAACCAGTGTTATGTCGTGTTCAGGTTTAGAATGGCAGCCTTTAATAAAGGTGGAAAGAAGAAAATTAAATTCTGCATTCTTGGGTGAGATGAGGATGATCTTGGTGGAAGAGATATCATCGGCGGACATCCCGCGAAAATACGAAATGAAGTGGGCGGGTACCATGGCGATAGCGCCGCGTAGGAACGTGCAGGTTCCCATGCGGATGCGTTCACCATGAAACTCGCGCAGCATCAAATACTGATTTTGGCGGACGAGATTGCAAGTGTCGGTGTGAGATTGGTCGTGGTAGGATTCAGCGGTTGTTTCGGCACGAGGAGCAGTTCGAGCTAAGAGAGCAGCTTGGGTATTCGGAAGGGCAGCAGCACTGTAAACTTCAGCACACCAGTCCCAAAAGTGGGAACAGGGCGTAATTTTACAGGTAGAGTCGTTGCAGGGTGCGGAGTTTGGAATAATCCAATCGTTTCTGTCTTTGTGTTCGCGGAAAGCTTGTTCAGCTTCAGCGACAGTTCGGACAGCTTGAGCGATGGGAGTATCAATAGCAGCAGCGGGGATGAGATATTTACAAGCAGGCTTGATGGCTTTTACAGCGTATCTGGCTGTGGTAGCAGCAAAATACGTGAGAACAGAAACCATCATAGTCATAGCGATGTAAAGCGTGGTCGAGGTGGCAAGGCGCTTGAAAAGGTCTGTAAAACCTCTCCAAGGTTGGAGGACGGGTCGTATATAATTGGTACAGCAGGCAGAGATGGCATGGCCTGCAGTTTGGACGATAGCTGAGATTGCGGCAAACGGTTTGCGAATGGGCCGAACATTTTTGACGTGTTCGAAACGTTCGCGAGTGCGGGTCGTGAAGTCGTTGAGGTCGGCGATGAGAGCAGTGTCCCATCGCAAGAGCAGGGGTGAGCGGCGGTATTGGTTGATGCGGGCACTAACGGCGTCACGCACGGAGGTGACACGGTTAGTGACACGCGCACGTGCGTGAGCGAGGTCTTCTTGAAATTCATCGTTAATAACATCATGGTTGAGAAGGCGTTGGACGGGACGGCGGAGTTCAGAAACGTCGGGAGACTCGTTCCAATAGAATCGGAACAAGTCACTGACGTTGTTAGACGGGTCAGGAGCGCGGTAGTCGTTGAGATGTCCTTGAAGGCGAGAACAAGTCGTGGAATGAGGGTCGTCAGCTAAGATCTTGAGAGCACCATCGCGAAAGAAGTCGGATGCTTCTTCTTGATCGATGGATGGACCTAAGTTGGCGACGTTGGTGTAGGTTCGACACCAATTCCAAAACGGGCGAGCGAGGTACGGGTGAGTGTTGAAGAGATCACGGAGTGCGATGTTATTCCCAATAGCGTCGGGGTCAAGATGGGCGTCGGTTTCGTCGTTGGCAAAACGTCGGACTGCTACGCCAATGGGCATAGCAGCGACGTCACGGTCAGAGATCGGGCGTTGAAAGGGGGCGAGGCCGCGACGAGCGGCTATGGTGTCAGGGTCAGTGGTAGTGGCAGGACGTTCTTCAAGAAGAGCCTGGAAAATGTTAACAACATCTTCAGGAACTTCTTCCATGTCTAAGGCATTCAGGTCATCTGGAGCGGGTGGAGGCGTTTCGTCTTCGTCAGTGTCATCTATAGAGATGGCATCTTCGAAAACTTCAACACGGCGACGTCGAACTTCTTCTTCATCAACGTCACCCATCTGAGCGACAGGGTGGCGAGCGAGAGCTTGGTGGAGAGGGCGTTCGGCATAAACATCAAGAAAGTCGTTGATACGACGTTCTCGGTCTACGGACGTTGTCATATCGGTAACGAGGCGGCGGAGCATTTCATCGTAAGTAATGCCAGCGCGGTCGCGTGGAATTTCTTGGTGAGTTTCAGTAACAGGGTCGAAAGGTACGAAGGTGTAGACGTTGAGATTGATGGGAGCTTGAAGATCGTTAATGAAGCCCGCTTCGCGTTCAGCGCGGCGGACATCAAGTTGGGTCGTGTTTGGAAGACAGTATTCGGGACGGACTCGGACAATAAAAGCGTGTTTGAAACGGCGGTAAAAGGCGTGGACGTGAGTTATGGATTCGATGTTGGGCGAATGAGAGTTGGACGTGTAAATAATGGCTTTTGAGTTAAAGTCAGAATTTCCTTTGGTTTCGAGAGCAGCGGTGTGGAGCGGATAACGAGCAGTGTTGGACATGCGAATGAGTTCAAAAATCTCTAGATTGGGATTACCAACTGTATCGCGACGCTGGAAAGCGTCGTCGATCCAGGTGATGGGCTGGTTTTTCCAGCCATCCCAAAATTCTTGTTCCGTGACACGAGAGTAAATACAATCGCGCCAGCGGGAGGCAAGACCGAGAGGTTTGAGGAGGTCGATGGAGAGGGGGAATTGAAACGTGGATTTACCAATGGAGGAGTCACCAACAAACCAAACTATGGTGGGAGCGGCACGGGCACCTTGTGAAGGGAGTACAAGGGGTTCGAGCTTTTCACGTAGTTTGGTAGCTAGTTGGAGTTGAGATTTGAATTGGTCAATGGCAGAGCGGTCGAGCATGGGTTGGAGGCGGCGAAAGAGCTGAGTGCCTCGCACCCATAGGGTAGAAGCGGCAAAAGCAGCACCAGGATCGTCGTTAAACTTTCTCATGGCGCCAGGATGGAGAGCATCTTGGAGTTCGGTATACCAGGCGTCATATTCCGGGATGGTGTCATCCTGGACAACAACGTCGATTCCTAAGACTTGAGATTGAAACCAGGTCGAGACGTGTTTCCACATCTTGACGAGGTAATTTTTGATTGAAACGAGCGACGTGCAGAACTTGGGCAGTTCTGCAACTCGTTTCATCCAAACGTCAAAGGAAGGCAGGCGGGTGTTGGGTAGTTTTCCGAGGGAGATGGCACAAAGAATGGTTCCAAAGGCAGGGAGGACGTGTGAGAGGGTCTTGGTCGAGAGTGTGAGAACATCATCGACACCTATTTGAGCTGTGGGCATCTCAACCGATCCTTTTGGGACCGATTGTTCGATGATAGCTTCAATTTCGGCGTGGATGGCGGAGTCGGAGAAAAAACTTAAGATGGTACTAAGAACAGACTTGATGATAGAAGCCCAGCCTTTGACGGCGTGGGCAACGAGCAACAAGACGAAAGCAACAACACTAATCTTGAGAGCGGTGAGAGTGGGAGCAGAGATGGTGATGGAATCGCGGAAGTCTTTAATGGCATTGGTTACTTGGGCAGTGAGATCTTTAATAACCGTGCTTATGTTGGCAGGCAGGTCGTTGAT